ATTGATGCAATTGGTGAGTGGGTTACTACTTCCATCTGGGATAATGACAAATTAGTTTGGTCTAGGAAATATCCAAATTCTCTCGGTTTGTTCTACTCTGCTTTTACTGATAGGGTTGGATTGAAGGCAAATGAGGATGAATATATTCTAATGGGAATGTCTGCCTATGGAGACAAATATAGATTTTCAAAGGAAATATCAGATTTACTTGCAAACAAAACACCATTTCATCGTGGAGTAAAATGGTGGAGACCAGAATTAGAACCAGAAGACTATTTTGATGTTGCTGCTGGAGTGCAATCCGTATATGAAAAATGGTTGGGTGCTCTTTTACATTTAACAGCAGAACTAACTCGCAAAAGAGATTTGGTTTTTATGGGTGGATGTGCTCTAAACTGTCTTGCCAATAGATTGTTACCAGATTTTTTTAGAAAATATTGGATAATGCCCAATCCAGGCGATGCTGGGTCTTCTCTTGGAGCAGTTCTTGCTGGTACAAAACAGAGAGTTGATTTTAAAACTGCCTATTTGGGACACGACATCAAAGGAGAATATCCAGTCGATGCAGTACTTCATGAATTGATGACATCTGGGATGGTCGGAGTAGCTTCTGGTAGAGCTGAATTTGGCCCTCGTGCTTTGGGTAATCGGTCTCTGTTGGCTGATCCTAGAGGCCAAGATATGAAAGATAAAGTAAACTCAATAAAAAGACGACAGGAGTTTAGACCTTTTGCTCCAGTGATTAGACAGTGTGATGCACAACACCACTTCGATGTTGATGTCTTTTTTAATTCTCCATACATGCAAGAAGTTGTTAGGTGTAAAGAACCAGAAAAATATCCAGCAATAGTACATAAGGATGGTACTAGTAGAGTGCAGACAGTAAGTTATGCACATCATCCAGAATTATATGTGTTGCTTACTAAGTGGTATGAGGAAACTGGATGTCCAATGTTGCTCAATACTAGTTTGAACATAAAGGGTAAACCAATTGTAAATAATAGAATTGATGCTGATGTATTTGAAAATTTCTATGGAGTAAAAGTGTGTACCCCGTAAAATACTTGGATGACGTAATAAAGATAAATGGTATTCATTTTTATGGATGTTCTTTTACTGCTGGAGAAGAACTAGCAAATGAAGAATTTTTGCCCCTAATTGGAAAATGCGAAGACTCAGACCAACGTGAGTTATTGAGTCAAAAACACGAAAAGATAGAAAAACAACTTGCGTATCCACAACACCTTTGTAATAAATTGGGAATAACTAATGTTTACAATAGAGGTCAAAGGGGCAACTCTATTGATAATATGCGATCACAATTTTTCAATGATGTAATTCATGAAAAAATTTCTGATACACATCTCTGTATGTTTGGAACTACTGGGTTTTTTCGAGAAGTTGGTTTTCATTCACTAGAACATTGGGCAGAAATTGGCAGGAGTAACATAGACGAAAGATATAGGGGATGTGCTTTCAATAGAGTCGTTCCCACCCATCACGATAGAGGGGGTGATCATGAGTTTGCTTTAAAATATTTCAGAGAAAGACACTCATGGATTCATTTTTATGAGTATATGAATAATCTCAGAGACATTTTGTATATTGCTAACAGGAATAATATACCTGTTATTTTTGTTGAGTGTCTTGAAAGAATTAATGTACAATATTTTGAAAAAGTTTATTTGAAGAAACATGAACAACTTAAACACCTTGATTATGAATACAAAGATAATCTTCTTTTTATCGAAAAAGAGATAAATAGACATATGATAACGGATAAGGGTTTCTCTGAATATAATGATAAACATGGAGACAAGCGAATGCCCAGAGGACATCCGTGTTTACAGGCTCACATAGAGTGGGGAGAGCATTTAGCTGATTGTTTAAAAGTATAAGAAAAATGAAAGACAATGTAATAAAGTTTCCTAATAAAAGATCATCCGAACCAACTGGATATAGAATCAATTTATATACAGAGGACGACATTTCAATTGTTTTGATATGCTTAAATATATCAGATGATATGGATGACAATAAGAAATGGGTTCGCAAAGACTTGCGAACTATGGAACCAGAATTTGCCATAGATAGAATGAGGATGTGTTTGGACAGTCCAATTTTTTCCGATCCATTCAAACGGAATATACTTAGAATTATTAATTCAACTGAAATACTCCCACTATCTGCTTTGCACTCGGAATTTTCATAAATACATTTAATGATAAGACACTTAACCGAAAACAAAGTATCTTACCTCTCACACCTTTACAGGGCATGGAGTTGTTCTTTTGCCCTCTTTATTCACGGATTATTTCCGTGTCTTCTCCAAGACTACGCTTCAAAAAAACTCACCTCACAGGAGGATCAAACCCCATAGTATTGTTATAGCCTAAAATTAATTAATCAAGAGTCAGGAAACAACTATGCCAAAACGAAAATCTAATCTTCATCTGATTGAGGACAGCCAAAATCAAAGGAACGGTTCGCCTAGTACTGGACTGAAGATGCGAATAGAAGATTTAGTTACTATTGATGCAATGACAGAAACACAGGGTCAATTCTTCTCTCAGTATCAATCTGGTTCAAAAGCAATGATATTACACGGTGCTGCTGGTACAGGAAAAACCTTTATTGCACTATACAAGGCACTAGAAGAAGTTTTAAATAAAGGGGGGTTTTACAAGAAAGTTATATTAGTACGATCAGCAGTTCCTTCCAGAGAAATCGGACACTTGCCTGGAGACGAAAAAGAAAAATCCGAAGTTTATATGAGTCCGTACATTTCCATGTGCGAAGAACTCTTTCCCACCAAACAACAGGCCTTTCAAAGGTTAGTCGAACAAAAATATCTTGATTTCATGATCACATCTTTTGTCCGTGGACTAACACTAGACAACACCATTGTTATCGTTGACGAATGTCAAAACATGAATGATATGGAACTCAATTCCATCATGACCAGAGTCGGAGTCAATAGTAAGATTATCTTCTGTGGTGATTTCAGACAGACTGATCTTTATAAAAACAGAAACGACATGTCTGGTTTGCAGAAGTTTATGGTGATTGCCGAAAATATGCCTTCTTTCAGAATGTTTGAATTCGACACTGACGATATTGTTCGCAGCGATCTCGTCAAAGAATATCTAATTGCGAGAATGAAATACGAAGATTCAGCCGCTTGACATTTGGTTATAAGTATAGTATGATAGGTGAATATTTGTAGGTATCTAATTTATGTTTAATCATGTTGAAAGAAGTTATAGTCTTCCCTCGTTAATTAGGGAAAACTATGAAGGCAAAAGAATGTACAAAACCGATAGTGGTGTCAGATTCCCGTCTGTCACCACTGTCCTCGGCCACAAAAGTAAACCAGGCATCAAGGCTTGGCGCAAACGTGTCGGTGAAGAAAAGGCAAACAGAATTAGCAAACAAGCTTCTGTTCGTGGTACGAAAATTCACGCTGTTTGCGAAGATTATGTGAATAACAAAGAGTTGAGTTTTGACAAACTCTCTTTTGTTGAAATTGATATGTTTAATAAGATGAAACCTATCATTGATAGAATCGACAACATCCATTGTGTCGAAGAGTTTCTATACAGTGAACATCTCCGTCTCGCCGGACAGTGTGACTGCATTGCAGAATTTGACGGCAGACTCTCCATCATAGACTTCAAAACCTCATCCAAACCAAAGAAAGAACAGTATATTCAAAACTACTTTGCACAGTGTTCTGCCTATGCAATTATGTTTGAGGAACGTACTGGCATTCCTATTGACAAAAGCGTAGTAATTATTGGTGTTCAAGACGATGAACCACAGATATTTGTCAAAAAACGAGACGATTATGTGGATTATTTACTAGAATGTCGTGATTTATATGAGACTGAGGTATTGACATCTGCTGCCTAGTCATGTTATTATAAATATTGAATCGGTCGTTGAAGTGGACTGAAAGATTGTAGGACGGGGGTGCGATTCCCCCCACCTCCACCATAAGCACATTAGGCACGGACGTACAGTGTCGAAATTAAGACTTCCTAGTGTGCTTTTGATGGGGGTGAACAGGTTCGACTGCGATTGTCTAGGAAAGGTGAGACTGATTGACTGGCAAAGTGCCAACCTAAAGTAAACGCAAACGATGACGTTTATGCTCTAGCCGCTTAAGGCTAGTGGGGTATGGGTTCCACCTTATAATCCAACGGGCCCATTTTTAAAAGAAGGAGAAATCAATGGTATCGCCAAAGGTTTTATCTTGGACATTTGCATTAGTTTTAATTCTTACCCCAACAGTCGCAGTACTATCTGTTAAACCAACCCCCACGAAACCACCATTAGAACCAATAACTGTTGTTGTCACACCAGCCGTGATAAAAGAAAAACTACCCGATCCAGAAGAAGTTTTCTGTCTTGCACAAAACATTTATTTTGAAGCAAGAGGCGAAGATATCGCTGGACAAATGGCTGTTGCTCATGTTACAATTAACAGAGTAAAAAATGACAAATACCCCAATACCATATGTGAAGTGGTGTATCAAGCTAAATTGAGCAAGTGGTGGTTGTCCCAAGGTAAAAAGGTTCCAATGAAACACCAATGTCAATTTAGTTGGTATTGTGATGGCAAATCAGATAAGATAACTGATTGGAAAACTTTTGATAATATTGTTGAAGTCTCTAGACAAATTATAAAAGGATACCACGAAGACAATACAAATGGAGCAATATACTATCACGCAGATTATGTAAAACCAAAATGGTCTGATAGTTTGCAAGTGAGTGCGGTATTTGATTCGCACATATTTTATAGGTATTAAATGGCAAAACACAATTTTATTGTTACTGGTGGATGCGGTTTCATTGGTTCCCACTTGGTAGAGGCGTTACTCTTACATGATCAAAATGTTTTGGTAGTGGATGACATGAGTGTTGGTTCTTATAAGATACCACACAAAAAAGTTCAGTACCTACATCAAGATGTTGCAGACGTTTTTCCTGCTGGAAATTATGATGCAATTTTTCATCTTGCTGCAACTCCCAGAGTTCGCATGTCACACAAGAATCCCTACATTACTATTAAAAATAATGTAAACTCCACTCTTACTGTATGTGAGTGGGCCAGAAAATTAAAAGTTCCAATTTTCTTTGCAGCATCATCAAGCACAAAATTTTCTAACAAAGATTCTAATCCGTATACCTTTAGTAAATATACATGTGAAGAGATATTAAATTTGTATGAATCTCTTTACAAAGTTAAGTATCATATGTTATACTTCTATAATGTTTATGGGCCAAGAGAAGCAGACTACGGAGAATATAGTACTGTAGTCAGGGCATTTAAAAGATGTGTAGAAAATGATGAACCACTACGAGTTTTCGGTAGTGGTAAAAAAGAAAGAGATTTTACCCATGTTTATGATGTGGTTGATGGCATGTTAAAACTATTGCAAACCAGAAGAAAAACAAAACATGTTAATTTGGGTAGGGGCAAACCAGTGAGTATTTTGGAAGTAGCAAAAGCTTTTGATCACCCCATTGTCCATGAATTTGATAGACCAGGCGAGGCAGAAAAGACTATCTGTGATAGTCCTTTTATCGAATGTGAATATGATGTCCTAAAATATATTAAGGACTGGAAAGAAGATTTTTTGATGCAAAAGGAAAAAAGTAATGATTGAAGAAGTTAAAAAAACCGATGAGTTTCTAATAAGCAATCAACAGTTTTCTAGTGCTGTTGAGTTTTCTCAACATATTGAAAGAAAGGCTAGTATGGGCCAAAATTATATTGACGTACTAACAGATTTTTGTGTTCGCAATGAAGTAGAAATTGAAAGTATTAAGAAACTTCTTACACCGTCTTTAAAAGAAAAGATTACTGCCGAGGCTCAAAACCTCAATTTGTTAAAAGCAAAGAAGACATCTAAACTGCCAATATGATAGAACCGTTTGAAGTTTATCGACTTTACCTTGCAATCAAATTGCACTTTACAACCAAGAATTATGACATAGTAAAGTATAAAGGAAAAGTAAGAGTCAAAGAAGAAACATTTCGTAAAAGAAAAGACCTCGTTTCTATTAAAAAACTTGCCAGAGATTATTCTCGTGAGGAAATAATTAATTTCCTTGTTGCTAATTTTGTCTCTGGAGAGAAATGGGGTGGGTTGTTTGATGTTGATGCTGCAAGAAGATACGATCAGTGGCAGAACAGAAAAGTCAAAAGAGAATATCAGTTTAAACAAGATATTGACAGAATTCTACTCGACATGGAAAAGGAAGAAATCGCCGACCCATTTATTTCAATTAATGGAAAACACCCCTTGACATTTCGTCTCTTTTTTGGTAATATAATTAATATAGAGACAATGACAATCTTAGATAAGATTTTTAACTTTGTCGATATGAATGCGAATGACATATTGCTTGAAGATGCGTCTATGTGTATAACCAAGTACCGTCCATTCGTTAGACTGACAGACAATATGAAGTCTGTTGCAACACCGCTTAAAGATGTTATAAATAAGGAAGTACATCAATGAGTAAGTCAAAAAGTTCCCGAGGTAGTAACCAAAAGGAACAACGTATTCATCGAGTTTCTAGTGAAGGCAAAACTAGGCTTGACAAGTACAAACATTTGTTATATGATGAAGATGTATATGATAGTGATGAGTTCGCCGAGTCACTAACCGCAAAAAGCAAAATATACAGTAAACACGATAGTAAATAAACCGCACAAAGGAGCAACATATGTCTGCAAATTCTATCTCTGATCTTCGTAAGAGTCGTGGCAGTTTCGATACCCTGCTTAAGCAGGTTGAGAAAATGTCAACTACCACCACTACAGAATCAAACGATACTGGCAAAGAATGGAAACTTTCCGTTGACAAGGCTGGTAATGGTTCTGCCGTAATTCGTTTCCTTCCCCCCTCCAAGGGCGAGGACAGTTATTGGGTACGTCTTTGGACACATGGTTTCCAAGGCCCTACTGGTAAGTGGTATATCGAAAACTCTCTTACAACTCTGAACCAACCTGACCCCGTTTCAGAATTGAACACCCAACTCTGGAACTCTGGTGTAGAGGCCGATAAGGAAATCGCTCGCAAACAGAAACGCCGTTTGAATTATTACTCAAACATTTTGGTTGTTTCTGATCCCGCCAACCCAGAAAATGAAGGCAAAGTTTTCTTGTACAGGTATGGACAGAAAATTTTTGAAATGATTCAAGACGTTATCAAACCCACCGTTCCTTCCGATGATCCGATCAATCCGTTTGATCCGTGGGAAGGTGTAGACTTTGCACTTGTTGCAAGGAACGTTGCTGGTTATCGTAACTATGACAAATCTAAGTTTGCTTCTAGGGTTCGTCCCATTGCCGACTCGGATGAGGCTATTGATGCGATCTGGGAACAACAGTACTCTTTGAATGAGATTGTTGATCCTAGTAACTTCAAGTCTTATGATGAACTCAAAGATAAACTCAATGGTGTTCTAAAAGGTAGTGTATCAGTAAGTCCTGCATCTACTGTTTCTAGTCAGACTGATGATATTGAAGACGATATCTTTATTGCGGAAAGTACCGCATCTACAGATACAGTCACAGTTGCCACATCTGATGATGAAGATGCTATGTCGTATTTCTCCCGACTGGCTGATGATGACTAAGATATAGTCGTCTCCTCTTTGGGCGCCATAAATAATGGCGCCCTTTTTTTATCTGGTAATCTGATTTGCATAGTATTATTTTTGGTGGACAACTTGAAGATTTGGGATTAGACTTTGATAGTTCCAAGATCAGTATCAGGCGTTCATCTGGCGGCCACAAAATAAGCACCTTTTTACGTCAACACGGATATGATGTCGAAGTCATTGACTACGTTCAAAGATGGAGTTTGGATCAATTAAAAAAATATATTTCTCGTAAAGTTGATGATGAATTTTTATTTTTCGGATTTGGTTCTACCTTCTTTTTAAATAGTCCAAGCGTTATCGGTCTCGTAAAATGGTTACGAGAAACTTATCCACACATTCCCCTTGTTGCAGGCAGTCAAAACAACTCTATGAAAGAATTGGAGATGGATTGGTATGTTTACGGTTACGGTGAGAATGCAATACTTGCACTCATAGATCACTTCAAAGGTGGGCCAGAACCTATCCATACTAATCGTGTAATAAACTGTTACGTCAACTACAAGTCCTTTCCGAAAGACGATCTCACGGTGTCTTACAAGGATACAGACTTTATCAACCCCAGAGAAATTCTGTTACTAGAGTTTGCCCGTGGATGCAAGTTCAAATGCAAGTTCTGTAGTTTCCCTGTTCTCGGAGTTAAGGGTGATTACTCACGCACAGCACAGAGTGTATATGATGAGATGTTGGAAAACTATGACAAGTGGGGTACAGAACATTATATTGTTCT